CTTTTTCTTAACCTCAACAGGCTTGAGATAGCCTTGAGCTACAAGCCTTTTCACGTACTCATTGGTCTCTGGCAAATCTATTTCTTTGCCAGGAAAAAGCATCACCTCTTTTGCTTTTTCACCATCTTTTAGAGTTACGCCTGAAAGAGGTCCGTTATATATGTACATCATTATTTCGTTACCTCCGTTGTTCCGTATTCTCCGCTATCTACAGTTACATTAGTGAGTGATGGCAACTGCTCATCCTCACCCACCTCAACTGCCAAAGTCCTCATAGAAAAGGACATCCCATACTGCCAGATCCCGCCATGCTCAGAGATAAACTCCTCGCTTGTAGGATACATCTTTGTGCATCCTGGTATTTTATAGCCAGTTAGCGCCTGACGGACGGCTTCTATGTACGCATAAGCGCCACTTTGTTTCCGCAATCTCCGAACTACAATAGTGATTCCAAAAGTCAGCGTTCTCTCCTGAACAACTGGATCGGTCGATTTTAAAGAGGAGTATTTTGATCCCTGATAATGTACAAGTATCGCACCTTTTGAGTGCATAAGGCGATATTCTGAAGGCTTTTCAGGGAAGCCTTCGATTTTTAGATCCGAGATGTTCGCTTTCAGCCTGTCAACTATTGCATTCTCAACTGTCTGTATCATATAAAACCGCCTTAAAACCTATCTAAAAGCTCACGAAAGATACGATCCTCAGAAGCCATGTTTGTCCGATAGACCGCAGACTCGCTTCCTGTGCTTGCGCTAACACCTAACATTATCATCCCTTTCTGGATCTGCTCTAACAACTTGAGCGCATTTTTGTAGCGCATTGTCATTGTCTCTGGCATTTCAGTTTCAAACCTGCGCTCATAAAGCTTATAAAGAGTAATATCTACCGCAATCGTCCGAATCAGGCCAGGAACTGGATCAAAGGGGACAGCATACCTGCCCCCCACATAGCCGTTTATAATGTCAGTCGCATTTTGTATTGCAGCATCAACCCTGCTTTGATTAATCTGACCGGTCCCCTCATCGTCCGTGAGATCGATCAGGTTTTGCTCCGGGATCTGGGCTTTTAAATCATCAAGTGTGCAATACATCCCCGATCACCTTATACAAGCTTTACCCTTATAATTTCTCCTGCTCCAGCGGCAGCATCAAGCGCATAACCATTTATGGCCTGTGGCAATACGCCACCATCCACATTGTATGTACCAGCCACCGCATCTGCGGTTCCAGGGGGAATTGTTACGGTTGCGCTGGTGGCTTCTACTGCCTGTCCATTTGCATCGGAAGTTACAGGCTTTCCTTGTGCTATCGCCCCGCCTGCAACTACCAGGGCAATCCCTTCACAAATTACAGAGCACTGCTCGCCCAGGCTTACGTCAACCTCGGAAACACCCAGAGCCTTTTGATCGGCCCCGCAGTAATCTCCGTCAAACCCTATGAATCTATATTTTTCAATATCCACTGCTGCCACGACTGATGTGGTCAAAACTGGTTGAAAGGTCTTCATTATTTCTTACCTCTCTTTTTTTTTAGGTTCTTCTGCCTCGACTGGTTCGAGATATTTCTCAATGCCTTTTGCCTGCTCTTTTGTCAGCTCTATCTCGGCACCTTCTTTATATTTCTTGCCATCTACCAGCAGATCCGTGCCTTTTACTTTAAACTTCATCACTCACCCCCTTAACCGTTTGTGTCAGCGATCAGATATCCAGCCTCAGCGCCAACGATCACGGGTTTGAAGATGTCTGTGTTTCGGATAAGCCTTAACTTTTTCCCCTCGTCATACTTGTCGATAATGGGGTGTCCCTTCTTTCTGGGTGTATAGCCAAAGCTGGGCTCGTAGATTGTCCGCTTAGAAGCCTCTGTCTTCGTAACATAAGCAAGAATGATATTGTCCTGCCAGAGGTCAGCGAAACTTCCATCGTCAGCAGCATAAACAGCCTCACCAACAACTATTTTTTCAATCTCAAAAATCTCTTTCATTAAGTCAACAGTAACGATACCCTTCATACTATACTTGATTCTCTCAACGAGCTGCGGATGATGCTTAAGAGCCTTAAACGCCTCTGCGCCAATAAGCATTGTGTTTGGTCGTCTTCCTATCTTGTTGCGGACAGCTTCCTTTGCATCTTCAATCACGCCGATTGGGTCAGAGTTGGTCTCGTCTGTAAATTGAGAAGTGCCAGCTAGTGTGATTTTGTTTCCAGTTGGATAATTAGCTGGATTTTGAGCAAGATCTGCACACATCTTTTCATGTCTGAGACGGATACCTTCAGACACAACCATTGTGGCGTGCTCTTCGAGAGGAAACATATCCTCTTCAGCTTCACGATAGTCAATTGGATATTCAAGATCGTGCTCGTCCAGCACTACATCTATGGAGCCTCTACCTTCGGGTGAAATCCTGTTGGACTTAGCTCTTAAAGCCCTTTCAGTATTGTAAATTTTAAAAGCCTCTTTTCCAAACGTAGGAATTTTCCCAGACTCTTTCGGTATCTCCACAAAAGGAAACAAGGCGTCAGCCACAAGCTGTGCGTTTGTATATCCACGTGCAAGGTTGGTTAATACCGGATCAACTACCCTTAATTCTTGAAGTCTTCCCATTACTTCCCTCCTTATTATTTAGCTTTTTGATGAATTATCTTGTAAACGGCATCCCTGTAGGAGATACCTTCTTTCTCGCTAAGTTCTATAGCCTTCTGGTGCAGCTCTAAAGATTCCTCATCCACGTTTGCTTCGCCAAATTCGGAAATATCAACACCTTTTCCGCCTTCGCCAGCTTTTGATTTTGTGGCCACCTCGCCAAGTTCAACCTGCTTTGGAAGACCGTTTAAAAACTCTTTAAAGGCGCTTAAAACTTCCTTTTCGCCGCCTTCAGAGAACTCGTATTTACCAACCCCATCCAGAATTGCCATAAAATCCAGGACAACTGTTTTTTGTGCAGGGGTTAGCTTACCCTCATCCAGGAGCTGGTCGCAGAACTGTTCAAACTCAGCCTTTTTCTTCTCAGATATAGTTGTTTCAAGCTGGTTCTTCAGCTCTGCGTTCTGCTGCTTCAATTCTTCAATCTGTGTGTCCTTTTGTTTCAAAGACTCCTTAAACTCGCTTAGGAGCTTCTTTTGTTCCTCAAGCTGCTTTTGCAGTTCCTCAAATTGTCCCATATCTTCCTCTTTTTCTTTTTCACTAAAAGATTCAGCCTTGATCTCTTCAGGCTGCACAATTTCCTGAGTAAGTTCATCAACTTCCCATTCGTTTACGACCCGGTCGGCGGTTTCCAGATCAAACTTGTCAATCAAAAACTCCCGAAGCCGCCTTAAAATCCGCCCGATCATTGAGACACGATATTCCTCAAATTCGATGGTGATACCCTGCCCCTCAGAGAAAGCCACATCCGCAAGCCCCTTAACCGCCGGTGGCATCGCTCCTAAAAAGCCCACGTGCCTCAGTGTCAGGTCAGGATAAAAGGAGATAGAGCGCTTTTTAAAAAGCCCCTTCTTTACCATCTCGGCAAACTCAGGAACCACCTGGCGGAATTTTGCCAGAAGCTTATCGCCTTCACGCTTCAGAGCTTCCACCCAACCAAACGCCGGAGCATTGTCTTTGGGATGCCCAATCACCACAGGGGCCTCGTGATATTCGGGATTGTATTTTTGGACGATTGTATCCAAATCCTCAATCGTCCAGGTTCTGGTATTTCCAGCGCTGTCGGTGTGTGTTCCAGCCCTGAAAACTTCAACCCACTTTCCGTTTATTGACATTTTTCAAGCTCCTTCTTTAGCCATCTTTCGTACTCATACCGCTCAAGCAGCCACGCCGGGGTGACCTCATAGTTTCCGTTCGGGAGTTTTTGGATCATCCGATCCGCTGAGATCACCCGGATTTTCTGCCCGCAGCTCATCAAACAAGGCGCTAATAGCATCAACATCACCGCTACCCAGCGCCTTATGGAACTGCTCCATGTCCCTTTCATACTCGGCCTCCTGCTTGTCTCGCCCGAACAGATACCAGCGCAAAACCAGCGCCACAATGCCAATCAGCCCAGCAATGGCCGCCCACATCTACTTCCCCCAGGTAACAGGTTCTTTAGTCACGAACCTTAGGGCCATATTTACAAATCCAAGAATTGCCACTTGCTTTTCTGGGTCAATTACAAACCCAGTAAAACTTTGCACCAAGATTGCCACAATAGAAATCAAGTTAACCCAAAAGGTTTTGGATAACCAAAACTTTTTACCTTTCATTACAAATCTCCTTTAATATGGTTCTAATAGCTGCCACATCAAAATTAGGGCAGGTTTTTCCCTCTCGCTTACCAGAGGCCGTTTCCCTGTGCCCAATAACGGCTTCTGGCTTCAATCCATATTTTTTAATCAGATATGCGCACAAATCTATCAGTGCCCCAAACTGCGCAGGAGTAAACGAATCCTTTCCAATCATACAGATTCCCACGCTACACTGGTTGTAGCCAAGAGTATGCGCTCCAACCTCTGGCCCGTTTATAAATTCGTTTCCATCTAAGAAACGGCCAGCCTCAATTGCACCGTCCATTGTAGAAAGATAGAAATCTGGTCTTGGTTTGCCGTTGCAGATAACAAAGTGATAACCAATATCTCTCCAACCCCTTGCAAGATGCCACTTCCGAATCTCTCTTGCACAGCCCCAGGTAGAATCAGAACAATGCACTACAATGTTTTCAATACGCATACGAACCCCCTTTCGTTCTTTTTGTCTACATATTAAATAAACGCCAGCATTTAACAAATACATACTGTATTAGATAAAGTGTTAATAAATAGATAACTTAAAGACAATGCATTGTTTTTTGAGGACAATGTATTTTTTGGAGGACTACATGACAGAAACAGCTTTTTTTTTAAAACTTGTGGAAAGTATTGGTTTCCCCGCTGTAATCTTTACCATCTGGTTTTTATACCACAAATCCCAAACAGAACTGTACGAGGGGCTCCTAAAGGAGCAGGCAAAAAGGGAAGAGCGCAATTTTAACCTTTTAAAGGAGATGCTGGAGACAAATCAATACAATGCAGCGGTGCTCTCCAGAATCGAGCAGAAAATAGATGAAAACGCTTTCTGTCCAATAGTAAGAGAAAAAGGCTAAGGAGAAGCAGAGATGAGCATTGAAAGGTTGCAACTAAAAGGGCAGCTTGCAGATGTAAAAAAGAAATACAAAAATCTCGACATTGAGGCCTCTGGGTTGATCTTGCTTATACGAAACATCGTTAATCCTTACGCCGATGAAGTGACCTCTCTCAAAATTGACGAAGCCGAGGCAGCTATGGATAGGCTGCAAAAAATTATACACGAGATGCGAAAGCTGAAAGAAAAAATAAAACAGATCGAGGATGCGCTCTATGGCTAAAAAAAAGATGTATTTCGCAGAAGCAGAGCGTCTTTATGTTGTGGAGCAGTGCACCATTGCCGAGATCGCTTCCCGTTTGTCAGTTTCAGAAAAGACCGTCCGAAACTGGAAAGATGAAGGGGACTGGGAAACAAAACGAAAGCAGTACCTACAAAGCCGCCAGACATTCCATGAAGAACTGTATCAGTTCGCTAGGAAGCTGATGCAAAGCATACGGGACGATCTTAAAAGCGGAGAAAAAGTGGACACCGGCAGGCTGTACGCTTTCACCAGAATTTTACCCATGATCATGAAAGTTAAAGACTACGAAGACATAAGAGCTCAACAGGAAAAAGGACAAGAACCTAGCGGCGGCGCTGAGGACATTATCAAAATCGTAAACGAGGTACTGGGCCTTGAAAAACCTGGCGATTAAAGAAGGGTATTTTTTACCATACCAGGTCAGGTGGCTAAAAGACAAAAGCCGATACAAGATATGGGAAAAGTCCAGGCGTATCGGGGCCACCTATGTCCAGAGTTTTGAAGATGTTCAATACTGCGTGGAAAAGCCTCGCAGAAAGGTATATTTTTCCTCTGCGGACGAGAGTGCTGCAAAGGAATATATAGACTATTGCAGGCAGTGGTGTGAGATATACAAGATCGCAGCAGAATATACGGGCGAGGAGATAATCGATCCTGATAAAGATATAACTGCCTTAGCTGTCCGCTTTAAAAACGGATCTGCTATTTATGCACTTACATCAAATCCAAAGCGATTCAGGTCTAAAGGTGGCAAGGTAATCCTTGACGAATTTGCCTGGCATGAAGACCAAAAAGCCCTTTGGGACGCTGCAAGACCGTCCGTCACATGGGGTTATCCTCTTAGAATCCTTTCTACCTACAATGGGAAAGGCAATCTGTATTATCGTTTTATCGAGGATGTAAAACAAGGAAGGCTAAACTGGTCACTTCACTCCACACCGATCCAGCTTGCCGTGGCCGAAGGGCTGGCAGATAGGATCATGGGGCGCACACTGACAGAAAAAGAACGGCAGGCATGGCTTGAAGAAGAGCGGAGAAACTGCGGAGACGAAACAACCTGGCTCCAGGAATACTGCTGTATCCCGGTTGACGAATCTACCGCTTTCTTAAGTTACGAGATGATCACAAAATGCGAGCGGGGCGACATCCTAATGCCTCTTGAAGAGATTGCTGGCGATCTTTACGTTGGCATGGATATAGGGCGGAAAAAAGACCTGTCCGTAATTTGGGGAATTGAAAGGCAGGGTGAACGCAAGATTACAAGAATTTACAAGGAGCTTGAAAAAGCTCCTTTCCACGTACAGCGTAATGCGCTTTTTGAAATCCTATCCCATCCAAGCATGCGCAGGGCCTGTATAGATGCGACAGGTCTAGGTATGCAGCTTGCAGAAGAGGCTCAGCTCGCTTTTGGAAAATTTAGAGTAGAAGCAATCACCTTCACAAACAAGGTCAAGGAAGAGCTGGCCTACAACGTGCGAACAAATTTTGAGGATGTGAACATTCTTATACCAGCCGAACACGAGATCAGAGAAGATTTGCACAGCGTCCGCAAAGTGACCACTGCCTCTGGGAATATCCGTTTTGATGTAGCGACTTCGGATGCATCAGGCCACGCAGATAGATTCTGGGCTCTTGCACTCGCACTGCACGCTGCAAACACTTATTCAGGGACCTTGCCGATATATATCGCCACCAGGAGGCGCAGGCAGACGGCAAAGATAACGAGAGGGTATTAAAAACCAAAAATTGGCTTTTTTAGACTTTTTTTGTTTTGAGGCGATTAAAATATATCTTTTTTTTTTTTAAACGTTTTTAAACGGCTTTTAAACGTTTTTAAACATAACACGAGGTGTCTATATGAGTCGAAAATTGTGGGTCTCAGAAACAGAGTTTGTGGAGATTCGAGACGACAGAAAAACACTTTCCCAGGAAATAGCAACCAGGAAGCGGTCAATCGACTTTTACAGCCTGGGGATGTACCTGCCAAACCCAGACCCTGTGCTGAAAAAGCAGGGAAAGGATATCAAAATATACAAGGAGCTGCTTTCAGACTCCCACGTAGGGGCATGCCAAATCAGCCGAAAGGCAGGAGTCAAATCGCTGGAATGGGAAATTGACCGAGGTAAGGCAAAATCACGCCAAGCCAAGTTTATAGAAGATGTTTTTTCCGATTTGAAAATATACCGCATAATCGGAGAAATCCTTGAAGCGCCTTTCTTTGGCTATAAACCCCTTGAAGTTATATGGAAGCGTGTCGGAAGCTATATCGTACCAGCGGATGTGGTAGGTAAACCTCCAGAATGGTTTGTTTTTGATGAAGAAAACCAGCTTAAATTTAGGACAAAAGAAAATATGAACGGCGAGGAACTACCTTCTAAGAAGTTCTTACTCCCACGCAATGAGCCGGCTTACGAAAACCCCTATGGCTTTCCCGTTTTATCAAGATGTTTTTGGCCCGTGACTTTCAAGCGTGGTGGCCTTAAATTCTGGGTCATGTTTACCGAAAAATACGGGATGCCGTTTTTAGTCGGGAAATACGCACGGGGTACGGATCAGAAAGAGATTGATCGACTAGCAGATATGCTTGAAGATATGATCCAGGATGCCATCGCTGTCATACCTGATGACTCCAGCGTGGATATTAAAGAAGCATCAGGAAAAGGCGCATCAGCGGATATTTATGAGCGGCTTCTATTTTTCTGTAACTCGGAAATCTCAAAAGCAATCTTAGGTCAGACGCTCACAACTGAGAATCAAGGTAAAGGCTCTTATGCCGCAACAAAGTCACATATGGAAGTCCGTGCCGACATTGTCGATGCAGATAAAAAGCTGGTAGAGGAAATGTTCAACACGCTGATAAAGTGGACTATCGAATTGAACTTTGGCTCAAACTCCACGCCACCACAATTCAGCATGTATGCCGAAGAGGATGTGGACAAGGATCTTGCCGATAGAGACAAAACCCTGGCCGATACTGGCCAAATACGTTTCACCAAAAAATACTTTATGACTGCCTATGGATTCAATGAAGATGAGATCGTGGTGATAGATCCGCAAACAGGAGAACCAGCAGAATTTTCCGAGCCTGCAAATCAATCTGCATTTCAAGACCAGCAGGCAATAGATGAAATGATGAATGCTTTTGACGCAAAAGAGTTGCAAAAGCAGATGGAGGACGTGCTAAAGCCCGTCATTAAGATGATCCAGGAAGGCAACTCATATTCAGAGGTCATGGAAAACCTGGCCTCAATGTTTCCAGAGATGGACACAGAAAAACTTGAGGAAACACTTGCAAAAGCAATGTTTGTTGCAGAAGTTTGGGGGAGATTGAACGAGTAAAACTGACAGGAGGGATATATGAATCGTCTTGAATTTCGCAACCTGAATTGTGTGTGTGTGGAGCGGAGGTGTTAAGCTATGATAGCAGGAGGGAAACATGACAGGAAGACACAGGCACGATATCTCCTTAAATGGATCGGCGGGAAACGCTTACTACGAAAAACAATCGCACCACTAATCCCAGATGATATAAAACTCTACGCCGAGCCGTTCGGCGGGGCTGGATGGGTGCTATTTTATAAGGATAAATGGGCAGACGTGGAAGTTTATAACGATCTGGATGGTAGGCTGGTCAATCTTTTTAGAGTCGTGAAGTATCACCCAGAAGAGCTTATTAAAGAACTTCGGTTTATGCTTCATAGCCGTGAGTTGTTTTATCAGTTACGTGGAACTGAAGGACTTACAGATATTCAGCGTGCAGCACGGTTTTTGTTTTTAATATCAAGAAGCTTCGGCGCAAAAGGTGAGTCTTTTGGAACAAGTAAGCTGCAACGCAGCTCATTCAAAAAACAAGCTGGAATAATCGCACGCATTGAAGAGATCCACAAGCGACTTGATGGAGTATGTATCGAGCATCTTGACTTTGAAGAGCTTATCAAAAAATACGACCACAAAGGCGCTTTTTTCTATTGTGATCCGCCTTATACCACCGGGGCTGGGTATGTTACCGCATCAGCAAAAGGGTTTGACCACGAGCGTCTCAGGGACTGCCTGGGGAAAATCAAGGGACGCTTTTTGCTATCCTACGACGACACAGAAAAGGTCCGGGACCTCTACAAAGGATTCCCCATGATCGAGGTAACAAGGATGAAGGGGATAAACAACAAAAACCCGAAGGGGCGGGAATATAAAGAGCTATTGATCGCAAATTACGATATTAAAGGGGAATAGCGCATGCCTGAAATGCCTGATCTACTATACGCACTCAATCTACCACCTGAAAAAGTAATCGAGTATTTCAAGAACAAAGGATATACTTTTTCCTGGGACTGGTACGATACCTGGCAGGAGATACATACCAAAGTTTTTACCGTAGCAAAGGCGATGCGCCTGGACATTCTGAAAGATATTCGAGAGGAAATCCAGCGGGCAATCGAAGACGGGACCACCTTCCAGGAATTCAAAAAGAACCTCGAACCACGCCTAAAAGCAAAAGGCTGGTGGGGAAAGATACTGATAGAAGACGGAAAGGGCGGCGCTGAAGTCGTCCAGCTTGGTAGCCCCTGGCGGCTTCGGACGATCTATCAGACCAACCTGCAAACATCATACATGGCGGGAAGATATAAATCCCTCCGTGATAACGTAGATGACCGCCCATATTGGCAATACGTCGCCATCCTAGACAGCAAAACAAGACCGTCACACAGGGCACTGCACGGTAAAGTTTTCCGCTGGGACGATCCGATCTGGAACAGTCTTTATCCTCCCAATGGGTGGGGATGTAGGTGCCGTGTGCGTGCGCTTTCAGAAAAAGACATCAAACGCAAGGGGTTAAAAGTTGAATCTTCACAGGGCAATCTTGTTAAAATAGATCGCATTGTCTCAAAAAAGACAGGCGAGATCCAGCAGGTAACAGGATATAACCCAGAGACAGGCGAAATAACAGCACCCGACGCAGGCTGGGACTACAATGTAGGTAAGGAAGCCTGGGAACCGGACCTCTCAAAATACCCGCCTGACCTGGTGAAGGCTTATAAAAAATTTAAGGAAAAGAAAAAATGAGCGACATGATCAAAGTCACGATCGACGATAGGGAAGTGAAGGAGCTAACCGAGCAGCTTCTGGAAAAAGCCATAAACACCGAGCCGGTGATGCGGAAGATCGCCGGGATCATGTTTTCCGCAGTGGAAGAGAATTTCGAGCAGGAAGGCCGCCCAGCATGGCCGGAACTGTCACCGGTCACGATCAAACAGCGGGAAAAAGAAGGGAAGTGGCCAGGGAAAATCCTACAAAAAAGCCAGGGCGGACTCGCAGCATCCATCCAGGAATACCACAATGAGGAGACCGCCATTGTAGGAACCAACAAAGAATATGCCCGCATCCACCAATTCGGCGGAAAGGCTGGCCGAAACCTAAAAGTCACAATCCCTGCCAGGCCCTTTTTAAAAATCACTGATGAGGATTTAGACGATATTAAAGAGGTTTTAAAAGAACACTTAAGCCCTAAGTAAAGGCCTTTTAAAAACAAAAAAACCCGCCGTTTAAGGCGGGTTTAAAAGCGTTTAAATACCTTTTAAAATTGAAAAAATTTTAAAACATCTAAGCTGTGTTTCTCACTATATTATACACTCCAGAAATGGAGACCCCATATTTGATTGCCAGGTATTTCGCACTGGCTCCTTTTTGATATTCTTCCCGAATTTGTTTCCGTATGCGATTCCGAAAAGGTTTTTTTGGGATCACGAACACCATACCCGCACACTCTTCCCAGATCCGCCGTGCGATCTCCTCTCCACAAAACTGACTAATCAACTGTAAATCTCTGTTTTGGGGATTCCACCTTTTAGGAATGAATAGCTGCACCCCTGGCAGTTTCTCCAGGAGGAGTTGCACCGCATCCATTCCACACACCTCGGCGAGGATCTGCAAATCCTCATTGAGGTCTTCTAGTTGTATTTCAAACCTCATTTTCCACCCCCTTCTAGCATAGCCCTAATTGCCTTAATCCTCTTTAAAGCCTCTTCTGAAGGAAGAGGTCTTTTGGCTTCCTGCTCGCTTTCGGCCCTAACCCTACCCTCGTCTGGCCTGTATCTTAGCCTTTCTTCTTTTTCTCGCAAGGCTGATTCAAACTCCTTCTCAGCCAGATCATAAGCGATACAACGCAGGAGATTGTGCCCATCTAAAGGTCGCTCAATGCGCCCTGCTTGATCTCTCTCAAGAATTATTTTTATTGCCCCAGCCCAATAGCGGGGATTGTTTTGCAAAACCCTTTTCCCTTTCCATTGTATGTCTTCAGATTTCACCAGTTTATCAAGTTGCGTACTCAAGCTTAACACCCTACTGCCGGTCATGGCACGATCAGAACCAGGTTTCCTGAAAAGGCCAAGATACCTAATCACAAGAGATGGAAGCTCTCCAGGGAAAGAGCAGATGGTGGCTAGCGCCTTTTTATAATCCTCGTTTGCCAAAAAGCCCTCTAGGGCACCGTAGTATCCGCAGACAGGGCAGGTAGCTTTCATCTTATATCTCCACTATTTTTACTTTTGTTCTCATGTTTTTTATTGTCAAAAACATATCCTCCAAACGTAAATCTATATAATCCCTAAAAGTTTCATCTGTATCTCTTAAACCATCATCAACTAAATAATTATTATTTTTCAACCTTTTAAAATAAATAATATCATATATTACGACTTTACTCATATCTGATACTCCATAAAAACGTCCTGTAAGCCTCCCACCAGTCCCGGCCCCGCAGGGCCGGTCAGATGTAGACTCGTTATATCATTCATCTTTCATTCCAAGTGCTTCCAAAATCTCTACAAGTACAGACCCAGCAGGAGTACCTTCAAAATCTAACAACCCTCCTTCGCTATTTGTGTCAATAGTTACTTTTACGCCTGCACGATCTTCATCTTCATTAGAAATGACAATTGTAACAATTATTTCCTCCATAAAACCCCTTTGTTTTTTTGTTGTTTACTCTTCAAAGAGCCTCCACCAGTCCCGGCCCCACAGGGCCGGTCAGATGTAGGCTCCTTAAAAACCCAAAACAGGGTCTGCATTTGCAGCAGTCCCTTTTACAAGACCTGCTTCCCAGGGACAAAAACCTAAAGGCGCTGGTTTAGGCTGTTTTTGTTTTTTTTGGTTCTTTTTTGTGGGCCTATGTATATGCGCTGTCTTGGCTTTGTTTCGACAAGTATAAGAGCAATATTTTTGTTCAGCTGTTTTTTGAAAAAATGTGCTCTGACAAACGGGGCAAACAGCAACCCTGTTCTTTTTTTTGTTGCGGTATGCCTTTCTGCAAACCTCAGAGCAAAACTTCTTAAAAACCAGGGACTCAAACTCTCTTTTACATTTAACGCAAACTAACCTCATACTTGACCTCCTCTTTTTTCACTCTTTCAGTTCCAACAGCGATCAATTTTTCGTCTGGCCACTTTTCCAGGACTTCCCAATTCACTTTTTCAATCACCTTTATTCCGTCTAAGTATCCCAACTCCTTAAGTTTTTCTACAGTCACGCTTCTGGCTCGTTTTACCTTGTTTATAACTTCAAAAAACAAAACACCGTGCTTTAACTCTCGTTTATCGCTTTTCTCAAAGATCACACGCACATTTGTCTTTACCAGCTTAATCAAATTCTTTTCTAGCTCCCGAATCTTTTGCTTTTCTGCCTGTAGCCTTTGGCCATATTGCTTTTCCAACTCTTTTATAGCTGCTTCCCAAAGGCTCTGTATCTCTTCAACTTTTTTCTTAGAAGCAGCTATCTCTGCTAAATATCTATCTGCCTGCTTAATTGGTTCCATTTAAACCTCCCAAGATTTTTTCCAACCTGGCCACTTTTTCTTCTATAAAACTATCCACCTCTTTAGCGCCTATTAACTCTTTACGCCCCCATAGAAAGTTGAATATCTTTTATTACTTCTGGTAGGTTCTTGCCCTTTATTCTGGCCTCTATCTGCAGAAGTTGCAGAGCCCTTTTTCTTATTGCTTTGCAGTATTCATCTAATTCCGACCCCACAGGAGTATAGTATCCGCCCCTGTTTTTATCTGTTGTAGAGGCTATAGGCACGCCTTCCTTGCGCAACTCCGTAATAAGCTTTCTTAAGCCCCTTGTGTCCTGTATGGTATCGCTTACGTCCCTTCCAAAAACACGTCTGTAAAGCTCAGCCATAGAAATGGCTTTGTTCTTACCAGTGGCCTTCATAAGTTCTACTAGAAGTTTATTTTTTAGAAATTCTTTCTTGTTCATTCTCAATCTCCTTTGGAACATAAAATTTTGTTTCTATTTCCCTTGCTAAATCATAGGCATCCAGCAACTCTTTTTTAGCTAGTTTAAGCACCTCCCACACCTCTGGAGATACCTGATGTGAAAGTGTGCTTAGCACCTTGCTCACGCTTCCTATTTTTTCTGCTAACATATTACCCTCCTTTCATCGCTTGAAGCGCCTTGACGACTTTTTGTACATCTCTGCGCTCCAAAAAACGCAGGTCCGAAACGCCTACTATCCGAAACAAGAATTTCCTGAGCGCCCGACTGCGCTCTTCGTCCGTGCGCTTATAGGACACGTCCCGCCACATGCTCTCGATCATTCGGAGCTGCTTCGGGCTCGCCATGTCTTCTCGATTTTTTAGATGACTGAAACGCTGCCGCCTTTTTTCCCAGACGCCAGTCTCAATTGCGTTCCTCTCCAGCCAATCAATCAACTCGCAAGCTTGACTCTTGCTCAGGCGCTTGGATGTTTCTACTTTGTACCGGGACCAGAGCATGTCCCGGTAAGTCTCGTCATCCATGCCAAGCACATTCTTTAGCGCATGTATTTTCTTTATTTGAGCTTTAGAAATCATTGCCTAGCCCTTATATGATCAGCATTTTAGCAGTTTCTTTTACAATTTCAGGCGTAACATCCATCCCGTTTATCTCTGCCACACGGATAGATCGGAAGATGAGTTTTGAAAGGGTGCGAGTGTTGCCGTAGCAGGCCTGATGGAAGGCTTTCCATAAGCCATTTGAACCAGGGAATAGAGAGTTGATTATTTCTTGGGTATCTACGGGTTTTAAAGCTTTAAGTTGTTCAGCGATACCAACCCTAGAATATAACTGAGCATATTCGCCACGTTTGCCCCGTAAGTTTGCGATCAGGCGGGGCATCCCAACAAGAAGGAAGCCTATTCCAGATTTATCATGTACCCGTCTTAAAAGCTCAAGCGCACGGTAGGGGAGATGTTCGGCCTCGTCTATGATGATTAGGCGCTCGCTGTCCCGGAGTTTGGCCACCACGTCCTCGAACATTGCGTGGATAGTGCCACGTCCATCGTAGCCGAGCTTCTTGTGTAGCTCTTCAAACAGCACCTTAGCTGTATATCCCAGATCAGCCTCAATCAAGATTACATCTGGGTTTCTCTTTGCGTATTCCTTCACGGAAACCGTTTTCCCTAGCCCAGCGTCTCCGTAAACAACCCCGATCTCACCATCGAGGTGGCAAATCCTCGCAACCTCAAAAACCTTCTTAGCAACAGAAGTCATTACAAATTCTATCTCACGTTTTGGAGCCTTTACCTTCTCATACTGCCTATCCAAAAAACTTTTAACCGCTCGTGCTACATTTTCTTCGATTCCAGCATATTTCCCGTTCAGCCACTGGCTGAGAGCTGCTGGAGAGAGTCCCACCGAACGGGCCAGAGCCGACAAACTCAGGCCCCGCTCCTCCATCACCTCGGCCAGTTCTTTTTTTAGATCTCTTTTCTTCACCATACGTCCCTCCTTTAATTTTTGTCTGCGTATTCCTTATCGGTTTCCCATAGATATATAGGTTTCCGCCGCTGAGTAGGTACAAGTCCAGACAGGTCGTACGTTCCTGTCTTTTCCATTTCCCTGTCTTTGTGTATCACCTTGTCCATTTTTGTGTTTGCCAGGCGGGAAACTTTCGGGTTGGCTTCAGGTGTTTCACCAGCCAGAGCCCCCACGCCTGCCTTCAGGTGTGCAAGCTTTTCAATTGGGTCTGGATCAGATTGTGTTTTTGCATAGGCTTGGGCGATCTTTTTATCCCGTTTCTTTTTGGCCAGAGCCTTTTTCAGCTCGGCCTTTTCTACTTCTGTCTTTGCTAAGGCTGGAGCGGATAGCTCTGCGATCCTGGCCTTTCCGAGATACTCGTCATTCTCGGCTCTAAAAACCCATGCCTCAGCATAGTTCTGTATATCCCTGCGAATATAAATTTTTTCACCCTTTACGCCTGACATCCACTCGGCCCAGTATGTGACGCCAAGCTCGGAGTCCCTGACACCGTTCCGCCCGATCGTTACCACCCGGCCTGTCCTCATACAGAAGAGTTTAAGGGCGTCTTTGGATACTGCACGTTTTTCAGAAAATTCTTCTGCCCAAGCTTGATTGCGGCTTTTACCCCTCAACTTCCCAGCAGATGGCAAGTTGTTCAGGACTTCCTCGATGAACTCGTCAAAAACCATCTTAAATTCTTCAAATTTTAAAATTTTCCCTTTTTTTACTTCATCTTTTAATTTCTCAGGACGCTCAACCACATTACCACCTCTGTAACCTACAATCAGCTTTGATAAATAAAGTTTGTTTGTTAGGAAGTCTCGTTCGATTGGTTTTGATTGTGCATTGTAGGGGAGAGAAAAATGTGGAGTGATCCCAAGTAGCGCCACCATTGACGTGGTTTTCTTTTCATCTACCGAGACCTTATAATAAGTGCGCCCGCCTGCAAAGTCCCGGCACCGGTAGTCCTTACCATTATCTATGTATATATGTGTAGGGATGCCGTATTTGAGAGCACTGTAATAGAAACTCTGAAAGATATGGTCCGAATTTGGAGCCTCGATATGAAGAAACCAGCCCAGCCATTTCCCAGTCTTAAAGTCTCTCCAGGCAGTGACCCACGGGAAGGCAACCTTTCCTTCTGGTGTCAGTACTGCCACATCTACCTGAGCATGGTCTGACACCCAAAGTTCGCCAGCCAGTATATTGCTATAATCTCTGTCGATATATGACCCATATTTTCTATTCCATGCGCTGTACCCATACCTTGCCATATAAATTGCCTGTTCAGGGATTTCCTTCTTTAGTCTACGTATAAAAGCCGTTACAGAAGGAAATTCTGAAACATCTAGGTGAGGATTTTTTTGTTTAGCGAAGCCAAGTGTGTATAGCCAGCAGCTTTTTTGGGATGGGCCGCCTTCTTTAAGGTATAAAGATTTAAAATAATTATAAAGCTCATCAGGTACTTTTGTTTTCCCCGCACTCTTCCCGTACTTTGCAAGGAGTCCTGCCACTCCTTGCTCTTTATATGTTTTACGGGCCTCAACGACCCGTGGATAACTCGT